AGGTGCACTTCGAACCTCCATATCTATATTCTTTATCTTCCTGTCGTTGTCCAATAGAGCGTCTGACTTGCCTTGCTCGTAGAAGAATTTTGCAATCTTATCTGGATTCATTGCCGTAGCTAGAGACTTATGATATCCCACTGGGTCAGAAATCAAACCATCATTATCTAAAAACTTCATGATGAAGTTGTTTACATTTGACTGGCTCTTTTTCATCTCACTCGGATTATCTGGCAAGAACGTATATTTCTTATCGCCAACCTCGAAATCAAAACCTTTGAAATCATTGGAGAAAAGTTCGTCCGTCTTCTTCTGAAAGTATTCAGATTTTTTTAAAGCCTCTTCTTGATACGAATGTGAATCTTGAACATATTTCTTGTAGGCATTGTATTGTTCAACCTCCTGCTCATCGACTAGACCTCCTTTTGACTCAAGAGGAGTTCTGTATGTCTCTTTCATTTGATCGAAGTATTTCTTTGCCTTAGCAAGCTCTTTCTTCTTGGCTAGTTCCTTCTTCTTGATTTCCTTTGCGTCATCAAAGTCCTCGTCGTACGCAAACTTATCCTCCATCATATAAACGATGTCCTCCTTGTCTAGGTCCTCCTCGGTTAAGGAATAGTACTCTGCCAATAAGGTGTCTGGCTCCATGTCATCAAAGTTCTTGTTTAACTTAACAAAATCTTCGATACCTCTACCAGTCTCCTTCTTAAATTTGAAGTATGCCGAAACATCTTCTGGAAGCTCCTCTCTATCTTCTCTTGCCTGAAACAAGTCCTCGATAGAGTTTACCTCCTTATTATACCGTGTCTTAATATATGAAAGAACGTCATCATCACCTAGTGATATCTCCTTTGGATACTCAGGCTCTACCTCAATCTCTTGCTGTAGTGACTGAGCCTCATCTTGTTGTTTTAGAGTCTCCTCGTGCTTGTCCAAAAGTTGTTGTTCAATTTCTTGTACGGACTTTTGTTCAGACTCTCCCAAGTCTCTTACTGTAAAATTTTCCATTTGATTTGATTTATTTAATTTTTACTGACGTGTTATATTAACACTTGCCTTTTTTCATCGACATTGACTTGTTTGCCATTGGTTTTTTTGCCATTGTCTTAGTAGCCATCATCGGTTTTTTTGTTGCTGTTTTTTTCATTTTTTTTATTTATTAATTAATTATTTAGTTAATTTGTTCTACCAACCAATACCCCCCAAAACCTAAAAATGTAAATCTATAAGTTTGATTAGTAGTTAAAGTAACACTTTGAAGAAATATACCATACTGTTTAAACATAAAATTAGTTCCTGCTGAATTAGCTCTTATTTCAATATTGTTTGAAACAGCTATAGTAATTACTTGTTTTCCAATTTCCGTAGTAGTTGGCAAATATGCTTTTCCACCAGTACTTGCACATGAATTTATATCATAAGGCAATACTTGAAAAGTTCCATTTAAGTTTATAGCTCCGCTTGTTTTTGTAAAATCACTTGTCAAAGCAACAGTTCCAGTTGCATTTGGAAGTGTTATTTGTTTAATGCCTGATAAAGAAGGAGGAAACTGTAAACTCATTAATTCAGTACCGCCACTTTTTTCACAAATAATCTGAGTAGTATTTAAAGTAATTCCTGAATCAATTGACGCTCCAACCTTTATAGATGTAGATGATAAAGTAGTAGTAAAAGTAGTTGGACCTACTGTTCCTGTAATAGTATTCCCTAATCCAACAGTCTGCTGTAAAGTCTGAGTAGCTCCAGCACCCTGCGCTCCTGTAGGTCCTTGAGCACCCTGTGGTCCAACAGCACCTTGAGATGCAAGTAACGCCCAGTGAGTTGTATCAACATCAGGAGCAGTTGTTCCTGAAGTTGCTAATATACAGAACCAAGAGGCACCGTCGTATCCAACAGCATCGTTAGCAACATAAGAAGTCCCAGACACCCAAGCTCCCTGCCACTCTAATCCCGCTGGTCCAACTGGTCCTGGAGGGCCTGCTGGTCCTTCAACACCCTGTGGTCCCTGAGAACCAACTCCAATTGTATCAACTAAGTCATCAATTGTGTATGGCTGAGTATCTGCATTAAGACCTGCTGACTTTCTTTCTGTTAGGTTTACTCTATCTGATATACCTATAAATCTAGTTCCTGATGGTACTGTACTCATCTCTTTTATTTTTTTGCAAAGTTATTAATTAATTATATACTTATTTTAGCACTATCTAGGCTCAAACTCAGCCAAATCAAAGCCGTCAAGGGAATCCTCATTTGATTCGAAGTTGACAGGAGGAAGGTTATTCTTACGCTGCTCTATAAGCTTTGACTGCTGTGTATTCTGAATGCTTATACGCTTGTCCTTTGCCTTCTCCTTCATGTCATCCTTCTCTTTTATAGTCTCTAGCTCCATGCCCTTTAACTGAGACTGCATCTGAAACTCAAGCTGCATTAGCTCCTTCTTCATCTCTGCCTGACTCCTCATCTTCTCGATATCGAAAGCCGTCTCTGCCTGCTTAATCTGCATCTTGGCCTGAGCCTCAGCCTGTATGTTCTGCATAGCAGTCTGCGCTGCCATCTGTTGAGACTGCATCTGCATCTGACCCTGCATCTCTTGCTTGGCCTGCTCGTTCTTTTGGATTGCCTCCTCTTTTTTCTTTCTCTTTAACTTAAGCAGCTGGTTAGCCAACTTAAGGTTCTTCATCTCTCTGATGTCGATTGCATCCTCAAGGTATATAGCATCACGAGATAGAGCAACCTGAATGTTCTGCTCTAGCTGCGCCTTTTCTTGCTCATCAGGTGTAACCTCAATAAATATACCAAAGTCATAGATGTACAGGTCCTTGATCTCATCAAGTATAGCCACGTTGTACTTACCAATCTGCATAGCAAACTGCTCTCTAAAGTCAGAGTACTCAAGTATGTCTGCTATCCTTAGAGATAGAGACTCAGCAAGTGTTCTTGTTAGATACAATGAACCATCTAGTATGTGTCTTGTGGCCGTGTTTGAGTTTAAAGCTGCAAGCTTCTGTACTCCAACCAACGAGTTTGGATCTGGCATGCTGCCGTCCCTAGCCTCGTTAAGACCTGTTACGTCTCTAATCATTCCAAGATAGTGATTGTAGCTACCTATAAGGCTAGCTATCTTACCCTGTCCACTGTTAGAGTTGAGCTCCTGAATTGGAACACGTGCGTTATTAAATTCACCATCCTGAGTGTAGCTTCTACCGATAACACTACCTGTCTGGAAGTATAGTCTTAATGCATCCTCTGGATTATATGCGGCACCAGTACCCAAGTCAACCTCGTTGAGTCCATCTGCATCGATGAATACCCCATCTGGTACAACCTTAGCAAGTACCTGTTGGAGTTTAAGGTGAGTGATCTGAATCATATCAGCAAAAGGTATCATACGCCTAACCAAAGACTCAATGTTACCCTTATACATTCTAGGAGCTACCGCTGCGTAGTTTGGATATGCGTGCTGTGAAGCAGACTTAGGTCTCACCATATTCTTGGCAAGCTCCCACTTCAACATGATGTTAGTTCCCATAACCATCACACCATCGTACCACACGTCTATTGTCTTCTCCATGACCTCGAATCTTCCCTCGTCCATCATCTGCTGCGGAGGATTGAACGTGTCATCCTTCTGGATTACTTTTACGTTTCCGTTGTCGAGTACCTTCTTCTTGTAGACCATCTTCTTGGTGGTCTTGTAGTTGAAGTATAATAGAGTGGCCGTATCTCTGTTGAACATTGTGTTCTGATAGAACTGAGCCGTGTTGTAGTAGTTATACCAAGACTGACTGTACTTAGATATCTCCTCAAGCTGCTCGTTTGTAAGTGTAGGGTCAATCTTCACAAGCTCCGTCATGTGGACGGTCTTGATCTCTCCCCAGTAGAAGCAGTCCTTAAAGTGTCTATCCTCTGTGTAGCTATAAACAACACTGGCAGGATCGACGTAGTCTATCTTAACACCAGTGCCTGGTAGGAACATATTCTTAACTATACCGATACCTATTGTAGCGATGTCGTAGTCTACTCTTCTTCTAATGTCGTCGTAGTGATTCTCTGCGAATATAGTGTTAATCGCCTCCTCCTCAGCTATCTCAATGGCTGGTTTGTAGTTAAGCTGCATGTACAATGACAGTTCCTCGTCTGTACCTGGTAAGTCTTCAACTGGAGTATCAAATGCGTCAACACCAAACTGCTCCTTAACTTGAAGCAACACATCCTTAGAGACCATGTCTGCTTGGATGTTATCTTGGAACTTAAATCTCTTGTCTATAGACATCGCATCCTGTGCGTATGCCTTTACGTTAAATAGTCTGTCGCTCATACCGTTCACAACGATATCGACAAACTTTGGTATGATTGGAACTGGTGTCCAGTCTAAGTTAAGGTGACTAAGGTCTCCGTCAACAGAGATCTCGTTCTTATACTTTGATACAGATTGTTCTCCCCTAGCATAGAGCCTAAGCTTATGAAAGTCTCCCCACTGATCATAGAACTTGCAACGTTGGCCGTCTTTGCGCATCCATTCGTATTGTATGGCCTGCCCTATTTGTAGTCCGTACTCATATGAAGCTTTTTGTTTGTCTGTTGCAAACTGATCTGGAAATCCAACTGGGTTAATACTTATAGTTACGTCTTTCATTTATTATATGTGCTTCCAAGTTTTTTTATTTAAAACGTTAGATATAGAATTTCTTCCTACATTAAACATTTTAGTAATTTCTTTTAAAGAATAATTACATTCAGAACGCATTCTTCTTATCTCAAGAACATCTTTCTCTGTAAGTTTTGAGGCTTTATTTTCCTCTCCTCTCTTTGCTGATTTGATTTGTTTTAATCTAATAGATTCAGGAATTTTTTTACCATATAATCTATGTTTTTCACCAGATTGAGCCTCAGATATTTTTCTTTTTGTCTCTTCAGATGTAACTTTACCAGAGTGAAATAAAGATATTATTTTTTTATGTTCTTCGCTTATTTTTTTTCCTTTATTAGGAATACCCATCTTTAATCTTGCCTCTTCTGTGTGAACTAATCCTAAGCATCCTTCTCCTCCATCTGTAAGATTGCATAGATCTCCTTTGTTTAGATCACTCCTTCCGTATAATGCGATAAATTCTTTTTCTTTTTCTTTTGCAAAGTCTAGATCAATATCATCAAACAATATCTCAACTTCATAATCTGTACTAGATACTATATTTCTCCAGTGCTTGTTTCTATTTCTATCTGAGTTTGCTCTATAATAATTGCTATCAGTGCCTATACCGATATAGAATGGTACGTCTTTATCTAGTCTAATATGTCTATATACGTATGCCACTATTTTATTATTTCGCTATATCTTCCTGAATTATTATATCGAGCAAAGGTAATACTTATTTTCGATTCTTTTTTAACAGGTAAAAACGTACCCCTCTGGGTAGCCATAATAGCTAATCCTGAGCTAATTGCCGCATCAAACTTAGTCCTGTTGTTTATATCAAACTTGGCCCACTCCTCAAGAGTCTTTGTGAAGTACATGGACCCCATCTCATCAGAGTCCCTATAGGAACCCTCAAGGTCAAGACCTACGTGCTTCTCTATATAAGACTCTATAGCGGCAGCGTGAGACTGCTTAACATCCTCAGATGAGTTAGGTATACCACCAAGCTCTCTTTCTGTCTTAGAGAGGTTAGTAAAGTGCTTATCTGGCCTGTTCATAGAGAACCCCCTGTAACCTCTGTTCTTAAAGTGGTACAGTAGCCTTGGCTTGTTATTCTCTACAAGGATCGGCATACCGTAAAATACACACGCCATCAGGACCTCCTCAAAGAATATCTCTGCGGTCTGTGGCCTGGCTATGTACTCCAAGAAGAACTGGTTGCTTGGTGCGTTGTCCATGTTGAACTTAGTAAGTCCGTGAAGGGAACCGTTAGATCCTCCACCACCTACAGTACCTGAGATGTCATACGGGTCACATCCAAACGCACCGATGTGGTCGTTGCCTGGGTACTTCATACCGTTCTTGTATATCACGTTGTTCTGTAGCGCCTGGTTGGGTATCCAAGACACCAAGAATCTACCCCTTGGATCTGGAGTCCAGACGACCTTTGTGTCCTTTTCTCCATCCCTCCAGTGGAACGATCCCCTTGTAAGGACTCTGTCCTTCATTAGAGAGTCGTTATAGTCGATCTGCTGATAGATCTTTGTTAAGTTGAAGATAGATGACTTCGACTCATCTCGAAAGGCGTGAGACTCTGTTCTAGAGAACTGTCTGTAGAACTCGTTAAGAGCATCCGCATCGTTCTTCAGTGAGTTCACCTCATTCTCCCAGTAGTCTATGGCACCGTTGTGTATCATCTGGCCGTCTATACCTACAATAGGTGAGTCAGGCTTTCTGAACACAGGCATACCGTGTCTGTCTATGTAACCCTCAAAGTTCCACTCCATCGGGATGTATAGTGCGTATAGACCAGACTTAGTCTGACCGTTCGCATTACGTGTGGCTATCCTTGAGTCCTCGTACAGTCTCTTGAAGTTCTCACCACCCTTTGCAAGTGCGTTAGGTGTTGATCCCATCATACACTTACCGATGATCCTGCTACCAAGACGCAGACAGGTCTTTGTCACACGCCAGTTGTTTAATATATTCTCTGGCTTCTCCCACTTCCCACTCTCGTCGTGAATAAGGAGCTTTAGTTTCTCACCATCGTAGCTGTTGTCGGACGTGTTCTTCCAGTCGATCGTGGTATCAAGTCCCTCGATCTGAGACTCGACCTCCTCGTACATGTTCTTCTTTGTAATCTTAGCCGCAGGAACCCTAAACGCAAGCTCTGTCTTTGGCTTGTCCATACCGTCCTGAATAGGCTTGAAGAAGAAGGGATAGTTACTAATAATAGGAACCACCTTGTCCGTAAACATCTTCTTAGCATCCTGACCAGTCTTTGATAGTATCCCAAGCCTAGCATCCTTTGCGAGTGTACCCGTGTTTGCTAGCTCGTTAGATCCCATAAACGAGAAACCAGAACGTCTGATCTTAAGGTACACCATACCGAACGACCTGTTGTCTGCCTTGCAAGCCTCCCAGAATATGAAGTATATCCTGTTAGCCTCACGGTAGTCTGGGAGACCTACGTCAATCTTTGTCCACTGCAAGTACATGTAGTGAGACCCTGTGATGTATGTCTTCACTCCATCGTTCATGAACCAGAATCCGTGCTCCCTCCTATCAAACTCGCCCTCTATGTAGTCAACCCACTTGTCCTTGAACTCTTTTGTAGTGTTATGCCAGTGGAATATCGACTTCACATTGTTTAGCTCCTTTGGATAGTCTGCTGGTTCCCAGTACTGATTCTCCTTCTTGGAGTCTCTCCTGTACACAGAGTCTGGTGTTTCTGGTAGTGCTATGTTAAGTCCGCTAATATTATACACGTCACCGACGGTTCCATCCTTAGATATCACCACCATGTCGTACTTATCATTGTAGCCGTACTCCCAAGACTTGGCCTTGTTCTTACTGACAAGTACAGACTTAGGCACGTGCTCTTTGACTATCGTGTATAAACTATTTTGATCTTCTTTCTGCAAATCCTTGGATTTTAGGTTCTGACTTTGATGAGGTGTCTCCACTGAGCATGTCCCTCTCCGTCTCTATTCTGTTTAATATTTGAAAAGCATCCTCTATAGCTAAACGCTTTGTTGCAGCTGCGTTTTTTAATTTATCAGCTGTTAAGTCATCTTCATTTCCAGTTATTATTTTATCTTCAGCTACCTTTATAAGTTCTTCAACAGCTTTATATCCAGCCTCTATAATTCTGAGCTTTATGTCGTTTGTGTCCATCGTATCGCTATGTTATTTGTAAACATTCTATATAACTTCTCTCCTTCAACAGTGAACTCGTACTCGCTCTCAGGCTCGAACGTGATCTCGTCTCCTATACTTAGCCCAAGGTCTAGTAGCTCTTGGTTTATATAGCGTATCGTTCCTAGCAGTGGCTGCTCTGTGAGCGACGTTGCTAGATACTCCTCACGCATCTTCGATGGCTTGATGAAGCAGTACTTTGAGTGAGCCATCCACTCACCGTCGTGTAAGTAAAGAAAGAACTGGTCCTCGTCCACAAAGAACGTGTCGTCCTTCAGGAAGCTGAATCCACTCCTCTCTCTTCCCTTCATGTCGTAGTATATCTTGAACACGTTGTGGTGAACAAGTAGTGTGTCTCCTTCTGATATAGGACCATCGTACCCGGATGGCGTGCTGATAACCTCAGCGAACCTGTTGGATGACATGTGGTCCTCCTGAGAAACGCTAGTGATCATCTCAACGTCACCTAACGTCTTGATATTGTCGTATCGTCTACCATTAACTGGTCTGACGATGAAATAAAACGGGGACCTCATTAGAAGTTTATGTTGTACTCGATAGATATTGGCATGTTTGAGTTAAACTCCTTCCAGAGTATAATCTCCTTGTCTCTCTCGATCCATATCTTCATACTGTCGTTAAACTCGTCGTGCTGGATCAGGTGTATCTTCCAGGACTTATCTAATACAAGCTGATCTACAAGGTAATGCATCGCATCAGACTTGTAGTCAGCTCCTATAGATATCTTTCTTATGTCCTTCATTACTCCTGAATGGCTCCAGTCTCTAGGTTGATAGATACGTTACCGTACTTCTCAGTTAGTTCCTTTTCTAGAGACTTAAATTCAACATTCAGCTCGTCCACACTTGTAAATACAGACGCCTTGTTTAACTCTAACGCTCTGATAGATAGCTCTATCTCTGCGATATTGTTCTTTAGAGAGTGTAACTTATAGTTTGCTTCTCTCAATTTTTCTAGTTCTTCTTTTTCTATTGATTTCATTTTATTAAATTTTTTACAAATATACGAATATTATTTTACCAAGTTGAAATAGCAACTCGTTTCCAAGTATTTGTTGCGGTACACACATAAATATGAGATGAGTCAAATATTATTGTTCCTGCTGCTCCTGAAGAAGTAGATGTAGAAGGAGGTGTTAACATTCCACTCATAAGTCTCAAGTTACCAAATATTCCAGTAACTGTAGTTGAAGAATTACCTATTACAGTAGTATTAGAACCAAGACCTCTCGCATTATTACCAATTACAATTTGATTTGTTTGATCATCAGAATCTCCTCCTGTTGATTGTGCTCCAATAAAGATACTACTATTTATTGTATTCATTTGTGAAGTAGTATCATTAAGATAACTTCCTGCCAAATAACCTAAAAATAAATTATTATTTCCTTCTCTAAAAGTTGCCCCTGGCGTATGTCCTAAAGAAGTATTGTAATTTGCAGATAAACCACCAAATCCTATATTAGAAGTAGCACTAAATCCTACAGCAGTATTGTAATTTCCAATTACATTATTATTTGCAGTATTATAACCTATGAAAACATTGTGTTGTCCAGTAGTATTAAAATATCCAGCACTTGCTCCTAAAAAAGTATTAGCCTCAGCAGTATTGTTTATACCAGCAGCAGAACCAAGCATTGTATTCCATCTTGTAGTAGAAGTTGGTCCTCCAGCAGAATAACCAATCATTGTATTATTAGAACCTGTTGTAATAGCATTACCAGCAAGAGCTCCTAAAATAGTATTGTTTTGAGCTGTTATTGTACTTACTTTTCCAGCACCTGCTCCAATAAAAGTATTTCTTTTACCTCCTTGACTAGGTCTCATTTCAAGTGGATCTCCACCACTTGCATTATCTAGTAATACAAATGTAGGGTAAAGAGGATAAGTAATAAGAGGAGGAACAGCAGGTGGAGTTTTAATTGTAGTAACTCCAGTTATATTAGTAGCCCCTATTATTGTAGTTTCACCTGTTATTTCAGTTGCTCCTACTATATCAGTATCACTTGCTATAGTAACTAAAGATCCTGTGTCTGTAATGTTGCTATCTCCTACTGTTGTTCCGTTTGGTGTAAACTTTGCTACTTTATTTACTGTGCCAGATACTGTATTTTCTTGCAGTTCAATCCAAACAGTTCCGTTGTAGTAGTTTGGTTTGTGTGTAGTTATATTGAAAATAGTTAATCCTTCAGCTGGAGATGTAATGGCATCTCTTTCAACTGTTGTCATTCTTGGCTGAAGAAGTCCTTTACTTGTAGAATCAAGTTGTAATAAAGAAGAAGCAGATGGAGTTGCGGTTCCAATAGCAACAGTTGTTCCATTATCGTATATCTGACTGTCATCTATCTGACTTCCACTAGGTGTAAACTTAGCTACATAGTCAACAGTTCCAGAGAACGAGTCTGTTAAAAGTATAAAGTCACTCGCTGTTGTTGGAGTCTCTCCACTACCTACAACTGTATTTTGAAGTTTAAGTATGTACTTAGAGTTATCTAGTACAATAATAACGACCTCATAGCTAGCTATATTCACAGATGGAGTTAGACTATTTATAAAGTCCTCTGGAGTTGTATTTGAATTAACATCTACTAGCTCCGTTATCTTTAACGTACCGCCAAGTTCTGGAGATAATCCAGCCGCCACGTAAGATCTTATTGCGGACATCTGGTAGTTCTTCGTTATGTCAGAGTTATCTGCATCCGATCCAATTACTATGTCCTCGTCTGTAATGTTTGTATCTACTGGATACAGTTTAATTTTTGTCATCTTCCTTGTGAGTTATATTGTTTTTTATAGTTCTTACTTGTTTTAAGCTTGCTTGTCTTCTTCTTAGCATGCACACCAGGGCGTGATACCTTTGGAGTATCTAACTTCATTCCTGTGTTAGTCTTTACCGCCATTACTCCTGATCTTTAAGCTTCTCCTCTAGCTTTGCTAAGGTCTGGTAGATTGCTACCACATCATTCATTCCAAACGCACCCTTCTGAGTTGCGATTTCTAGTGCCTGTTTAATTACGTTTAATTCTTCCATGATTTAAAATGTTAAGATAGTTATTCCTTTATCGTTTGCTACGCAAGTTTCCACCCAAGTGTTATCCTCGCCCCACGCTGCAAATTCTGCATCGGTTAGGGTGTAGTTCCAATTTGCGCACATTACACCGTCTTCAGTCAAAAGCTCGTTGTAAGTTGTGCAAGTGTTTGCATCGGTTGGAAAGTTTAAAATTAAAACTTTTAGTTGTGTCGCTTCGCCTGTAAATGGGAAGTCAATCGGTTGTATTTGTGCCATTTTTATTTATATTAATTGTATAAATTGTGTATTATTTTTTTTATTACCATTCATTCTTGCTCTAAATGTTGATGCAACATATCCATATAAATCAGAAACTTCTTTAGCACAAGAATAAAATACTCCTGTATTTGTATCTAAAATTTCTTTAGAATTAGGAGCACCCCCGTAACTA